CAACGATCACGTTGAAGGCTGTAACTGTGTAGAGTGTGAGCTTAGGAGCTACTTAGCTACTTCGGAAGTCCACCAATTCATTACTCAGATCACTGACATTCCAGTCTCCAGCAGCAACGAGCTTTTCGCTTCTTGGTATAGCATCGGAGACTTCCTTTCGACTCACAGCGATGGTCCTAACGGCCAGATGGGCTTTGTCTATAACATTTCTCGAGGCTGGCGTCCGGAATGGGGAGGAATGCTTCATTTTCTAAAGCAGGGAGATCCTAACGGTGTAGAAAAAGTCATCTCTCCTCGATACAATTCTCTGATACTTTTCGATCTCTCAACATCTGCGGGCACTGATCACTTCGTCTCTCATGTGAATGCACCTTCTTACGCTAAAAGGCTTTCATTCACTGGCTGGTTCAGCTAAAACAGTTTCTAAAGTGGATCTTTTTTACTAGATTTGTCTATGATGCTTCAGGAGATATATCTGCACGATCCGTGGAAAATGCTAGTAGGATGTATCCTTTTGAACCAGACGACGAGAACCCAGGTCGACAGCGTAAGAGAAGATCTCTTTTCTTTCTGGCCTGATCCCATAGAAATGGCTTCAGCCGATCCAGAAGAGATCGCTAGAGTAATAAAACCTCTAGGGCTCTATAACAGGAGAGCTCGTACTCTTATTAAATTCAGTCGAGAATGGACAGAGAAAGATTGGAAAGAACCCATAGAGCTCCACGGCATCGGCCAATACGCTCAAGACTCTTGGGAGATCTTTCAGAAGAACAATTACGAGATCCAGCCTACTGACAAAGAACTCATCGGCTATCTGAGGAGCTTGAATAAATAAAAGATATGATAGGGAACATACCAGAGCTCGACAAGCTTTACCGAGAAAGAGGCCAGACTTTTCTACAGGACCTCTTCGATTCTTATGTGATAGTCTCTGAGAAGATCAACGCCTCAGACTTCTATGTCATGAGAGAAGGTTCTTCTCTGTGTTATTTTAAGAAAGGTGAAGAAAAGATCAATCTCATCGATCGTACTCTTGCCCTCTTTTACGAGAAAGGCATCAAACACTTCGAAGATCTTCCGATGGACGTGAAGCTCAAAATGCCTGAAGACTGGCTCTTCGGCTTCGACTATTTTCCTGGTGAGACTTCCATCTATGGCAAAGTTCCTCCATCAGGTTTGATCCTCAGCAGGATCATGATCAAGAATCCTCAAAATACGAGAACTCTAAAGACAGTGGAAGATCCACGAGTACTCTCTGACTGGGCTCATCGCTTAGGAGTCTCTGAGAATCCTCCGCTCTTCGCTGGAAAATTAGACGATGAAAGAAAGAAAAAGATCCTTGAATTTCTAGCGGTTCCTAAAGACGAGCTGGAGGAAATAATCGGTACCGATTCTTTTTTCAGATATCTCTTCAGCATATTAGATCCCAAAGGCTATTACACATATCGTCCTCTTCTGGCCGGTGATGATGAGACAGTCTTCGATTCTCTCATCTTCAAGTTCGTAAAGCCTGGTGGAGAATCAATAGTCACTGCCAAGATAGTCGACCCCTACATGAAGTCTCTCTACAAAAAAGAGGCGAGCAAACGTAGATCCACCGATTCAGTATCGATACTCCTCTTAGACTTGTTAGAGTTTTTAGAGACTCACGGCATCAAGTCTGAAATGGCTCTAGGAGAATTTCCAGACGAAAAGTATCTCACTCTCGTCTGCTCCATCTACAACGATTACATGGAGAAGAGAGAATCAGACCTACAAGGTTTGAATTTCGAGACTCGGGATTTTGCCAAGAATGCTGAACATTCTCTGAACGTAGAGATGATTCCAAACGAAAAGACTCGAGAGATCATCGAAAAATCTGGTAACAACGAAAAGATTTTCCAGATCTTCCTCAACTGTCTTAGGAAGAAGAGAGACCCCGAGAGATCTAACGATGTTCTCACACCGCTGGTCATCCAAGACCTTAACAAGTTGATAAATAAGATCAAGGAGATCACTCATCAAAAAGAAGCTTCAGGGTTTAAGACTTTCGGAGACTATCTGAACGATAAGCGTGTCATGGAAGGCATTTTCATCGAAGAAGTCGATAAGTCTCTCATATCAGAAGAAATAAAAATAGAGCTTAAATGAACGCTCAGGAAATAAAAGCAGCTGTAGACGCTGGCAAAAAGGTCTACTGGAGCAACAAAGGTTACCAAGTAGTCAAGGCGAAAGGCGATTACATGATCAAAGCAGCTAACGGCCACATGATCGGTCTCACCTGGGAAGACGGGAAGACTCTCAACGGTAAAGAAGCAGACTTCTTCGTAGGCGAGAGCAATTCACCAATGAATCTAAAAACACATAGCATAATGAAGCACTTAAAACTCTTCGAACAGTTCATCAATGAAGCCAAGAAATTTCCAGACGCCTTCTCGGTGTTAGATTTTTTCGGCGGCGCATTACCGAACGATTATAATAAAGCTCATGCGGCTGCCAAGAAAGCTGGATATGATCTACCAACTTCTCTATACGATGAAGCTGCCCACATGGCTCAAGACGGAGAAAATGAAAATCTCCACGAAGGCCGCATCGCCCTCAACCACGTTTATGCTAACGCTCCAGTTCGTAATAAGGTTCTCGAAATCTTAAGAAACGGCAGAGTCGCAGAACAGGATTTCATGGATGCAGTCTCTAAGGCTGGAGCTCCTACGAAGTGGATCAGCCGTAACTCTCACTTTTTCAAAGTTGAAGAAGAGGACGGTATAAAATACTATTCTTTGACTAAGAGCGGCCATGTGATCATGAGCGCCCTCAACGAATCCGAAGTTCTTGAAATTTACGAAGAATTCGGCTTAGAAGAAAACCTCATCGTCGATCCACTCGATCTCACTAAAGACTTTTTCTATGTGAGCATCAACGGTAAAGTCTACGGCTACCAGGCTAAGCCAGGTGGGAACATTGAAGACGTGGCCACTACTTTCAAGAAGATGCTCAAGTATTCAGCTGGCAAAGCTCTAGCATGGTTAAAGAAGAACACTGAACTTGCACTAGGCGCAGGCGGTTCTGGTCCTCTTCGTGAAAAGAACGATGAAAAATATATTGCATACATAGACGATAGAAGAAAACCGGGAGGATCTGATAAAGAAATTAAAAAAGACTATAATTTAGATGTTGAAGATAGAACTTCATCAGGTTTTTCTATCGTAGGATCTAAAGAAGACATTGAAGCTTTTGTCGAAGATTACAGCATCATTTTAGATGATGAAATTCAAGTTAAAAGATAACAAAAAGCAAAGATGCCAGCACGTTCAATAGCACAACAACGGCTCATGGCTCAAGCTTATGCTCTTAAAAAGGGTGATCTTGATCCATCTGATATCAATCCCCAGTACAGAGACGAGATAGAAGATCTCTCTCAGGGAATGACCCAGAAGCAGCTGAAAGATTTTGCAGCCACAAAACACAAAGGCTTGCCTAACAAAGTAAAGAAGAAGGACGAGTCGATGGCTACTCCATCTAATGTCAATGGAATGGGAGCTGTCTCTTTTTCAGGAGATCCAGGAGATCTCACGTCATTTCCTACTCAAAGAACAGGATCCGGAGACGTACCGGCTTCTCGCAAAAGATTAAAAACAAAGAAAGATATGAAAATAGTAAAGATGTTTGAAGAATTCGTCTTTGAAGCTTTCATCGATGATCCAGGAGTTAAAGCAAGCATCGCTGAATTCTACGATCTCCAGAATGAGATTAAGAGAATGGAAGCCGAGCTTGAAGAAAAGAAGCTCGCATTCAAGCAGTTCGAAGGAGAAGTCAAGCCGATGCTTGATGGAATGAAAGAAGTCGGCGATAAGTTGGCTGAGACTGAAGGGTTCGTGATCAAGGTCTCCCGCTTCGGTGGAGAGAGAAAAGATGCATCCTACAAGACTGCTTTTGAAAACGCTCTCGGTAAAGTAAATGCGGCAACTCGTAGAGTTCTTGAAGAGGCTCTCGAAGCAAGCAAAAAAGTCACTCAGGTAAAGCACAGCTTCTCCATCGATAAAGTGGTTGTAGCAGAAGCTTCAATCTTTGACAAGATCAAGAATGCCATCAAGGGAGCGATCAACAAGCTTCTCGGAGTCTTCAAGAAAGAATCGAAGACTATCGATGATGCTAACAAAGATCTCAAGAAACTCGTATAAATAACATGCTAACAAAACAAAAAATATGAAATACGTAAAACTTTACGAAGACTTCATCGTTTCTCTCTCTTCTGAACGTATAATTGAGAATAAGGGAACAATGAAAGTATATGAGGCTGGCAATTTTCTCTTCGATAACAAAAATGCTGCCCAAAAATATATTGATCTCTTGAAGAAATTAACGTTTGAATATAATACAGGAAATAGTAGACTTTATTCTAGGGGGCCGATTGACGATGCGTTTAATGTAGAAGAGCTTACGATTAATGCAGATTCAATTCAAGAAGGGCTTGATAGCGCAAGAGTTGATGAAAATTACTATAGAGACTTACAAAAGAGAATCGCCAACACACCTTCTCCAGTTCCTGCAGACATTTTAGCCGAAGCAGAAAACATACTTGCGCCATTCATAAAACATTTTTCTGTTGAAGCTGACTTCAAATTCGCAGGTACAAATTCTAAGGCACCTTCGCTTCGATTAGCGCTTTACGAGAATTATCCTAATTCAGATTACAGAGAATATGCAATGCCTGGTAGGTTTTTGAATGAGAAAGACGCTAAACAAGCTTTAAACTTCGCTATGAAAAATGCAATTGCGTATCCTTTAGATAAAGACCCCTTCGGGCAAACTCACTTTTCTCTTGATAAATTATCGCCTCGTACCTCACGCTCGAAATTCGAAATGCTCGATCATGAACAATTACTTGATCTAGCAAAATCTAGCAGATCGAAAAGCGTGATAGATGCAGTTGAGGAATTCATCTCTTTTCGAAAGTCTCTTGAGGGTTGGCGTTGATTTCAATCACCACCTGCTTGTCGAGATACCAGCAAGGTTTTCGCGCTAGGACGGAGAGATCCCTGAGACGTGTTGGAATTGTGAATACAAAAGAGGACCTTAAAAAGTCCTCTTTTTCTTTGAAACACTTTTCTTTCGTGCACTATAATCTAAGCAAAAGAAAGAAATATGGCAAACATTGACAACAGCTGTTCTCAATTAGAGATCGAAAATTTGCACAGTTCCTCTAAGGACACACTCGGAGACATCCTCAACACTCAGGCGTACACTCAGAAAGAGATTTACGGGTGGGATTTTGAGAACATGACTCTTAGAGATCTTATGGGATTCTGGCACATGAACAACCACGCTCTCCTTGATGAGATTCACGAAGCTACAGACGCTCTCGGTGGCATTAAAGACGGTAACGGAAGCGCTATCTGGAAAAGGTGGAAGAAGGCTTACTCAACTTATTCAGACATTAAGTTCTCAGATCTTTCAGAGAATGATCAATTAGAATGTAAGTTCGAGATTATAGACATCTTGCATTTTTTCATGAACATGGCCGTATCAGTAGGAATGACACCCCAAGAAATGTACAACATGTATATGAGCAAGAACAAAGAGAACATCGATCGCCAAAAAAGAGGCTACTGATGAGAAACTATTTAGAGATGAGAGATAAAATAAAGATATGCTGCTTGATGTACAACAGAGAGGGACGAACCTTACAATTTCATATTACGACAAAGAAGGCAACACTAACTACAAACAGTATAAAGTAAGCCAAGTCGCCAACTGGGAAGTCTGTGAAGAAAGAGACAAGAACAAATCAGATAAATTCAGAAACTGGGACGGCCGACCAGTCAAAAGAACGGCTTCAAAATCACTAGACAAATACTCTCTCATCCAATTCATCGATGAGCTATCCTTTGAGGAAACTGAAGAGATATTTGGTTACAACTTACCAAAGACCTATTTTGTAGATATCGAGGTTGAAGTCAAGGACGGCTTCCCTGAAGCCGATAGAGCAGATACACCGGTCACTACCATAGCAATAGTTACACCAAACGCACAAGCGATTGTTTTGGCTACTGGAGATCTTCCCCAAGATCAACAACAGAAGATTCAAAATGATGTCGATGACTATTTCAAAGACACAAATACGAGATTTAGTTTTGTCTATAAGAAATTTGATTCAGAATACGATCTTCTCTATACATTCTTCAAATCTTTCGTTTCAAAGTTTCCAATGATCACAGGTTGGAACTTCATTAACTTTGACTGGAAATATCTTGTCAATCGAGCTTCCAAGCTAGCAATAGATCCAGCAATATCAAGCCCAGTCGGAGAACTCTGGGGAAAGGAAAATCTCCCTCTTCACGTAGGAATGATGGACTACTTGGAACTCTATCGAAAATGGGATCGTTCAGATTTTATCAAAGAAAACTTTACTCTCGATTCTACAGCCGAAGCAGTAGTTGGATTGAAAAAAATCAAGTATAGCGGTACCATCCAAGATTTGTACGAAAAAGAATATACAAAATACGTCTATTACAACGTGGTAGATACCTGTCTCGTATATCTCATCCATCAGAAATTGAGAACGATGGATATTGCATTGACTATTGCTACTATGTGTAGGATTGGAATTTACAAAGCAGCTTCACCGGTCGCAATTACTGAATCGATGCTCTGCCGAAAATTCTTAGCTCAGAATAAAGTAATGGCCAGAAACTTCGTTGAAGATTCAAGAAAAGACACACAATATACTGGAGCCTATGTAAAAGCTCCTGTCGTAGGAATGCACAGAGCAGTTGCCTGCTTTGACTTTGCTTCTCTATATCCATCGATCATGAGGCAGATCAATATCAGCCCTGAATCTTTCATCAAGAAGATCGATCCTGTCGAAGCTCTGAAAGAAAAATCTCCTGATAAGATCGTATCGGTAACAGGTGCCATCTATAAGAAGGATGATTCTATTCTCAAGAACATCTTGACAGAGCTCTACACAAATCGAAAGGTCTACAAAGGAGAATCTAAGAAGTATCAAGTCGAAGCTGAAAAATTAAGAGAAGAAATTAAGAACATAAAAAACGAGCTATGATTTCTACTTCCGCGAGGGGCATCCCAAAAATATATAGAACAACTAAGCAGATATGTGACAACACGTATCAAAGACTAGTTCCGTCCTCTTCGAAAGATGGAGGATTTTTTTATCACGTAAAAACAATAAATCGACTATAAAATGGAGAAAATTCTGATTGAAGAACCTAATCGTTTCGTGCTTTTCCCAATAAAGCACCACGATATCTGGCAAATGTACAAGACACACCAAGCTGCTTTCTGGACCGCTGAAGAGATTGATCTAGCTCAAGATCTTACTGATTGGAGAGAAAAGTTAAATGCAGACGAGCAGCATTTCATTAAACACGTCCTTGCATTCTTTGCTGCATCTGACGGTATCGTTAATGAAAATCTAGGAGTCAATTTTCTTTCAGAAGTACAATACGCAGAAGCTCGCTGTTTTTATGGCTTTCAGATCATGATCGAGAACATACACTCTGAAGTGTATTCGCTTCTCATCGATACTTACATCACTGATTCAGCAGAAAAGGACTTTCTGTTCAATGCCCTTGAAAACGTGCCAGCTGTAAGCAAAAAGGCGGAATGGGCTCTTCGTTGGATTAACAGTCCCCATTTTGTCGAGAGACTCATCGCTTTCGCAGCAGTCGAAGGTATTTTCTTCTCAGGCAGTTTTTGTTCCATCTTCTGGTTAAAGAAAAGAGGGTTGATGCCAGGTCTTTCTTTCTCTAATGAACTTATTTCTAGAGACGAAGGAATGCACACAGATTTTGCATGTCTTCTCTATCGCAACCACATCGATAACAAATTGTCTAGAGAAAGAGTGCTTGAGATCTTAGACTCAGCTCTTACCATCGAAAAAGAATTCATCACTGAAGCTCTTCCAGTCAGACTTATTGGAATGAATTCTGACCTCATGAAGCAGTACTTAGAATTCGTTACTGACAGACTTCTCGTCTCACTAGGTTATGAGAAAGAGTACGGATCTAAGAACCCTTTCGATTTCATGGAGAACATCGCTCTCGAAGGAAAAACTAATTTCTTCGAAAAGAGAGTAGGAGAGTATCAAAAGGCTGGAATTCTTAACAAGGCGTCAGAGAACGAGACATTCTCATTTGACACAGATTTCTAAAAAATAAAAAGACAATGCAGGTAATTAAGAGAGACGGGAGCCGAGAGCTCGTGAAATACGATAAAATCACTATCAGAATCAGAAAACAGACGTATGGGTTGAACTCAGACTATGTGGACGCTTTAGAAGTCGCGAAGAAAGTCATTCAAGGAGTTCACGATGGAGTGACCACTATAGAGTTGGACAACTTGGCAGCAGAAACTGCTGCTAGCATGACATCTCTCCATCCAGATTATTCGATACTCGCTTCTAGAATCGCCGTCACTTCTCTTCATAAGAGCACGAAGAAGTCTTTTTACGAGACTATCAAAGATCTCTATGAATATGTCGATCCTAAAACGGGAGAAAATGCCGGAATGATCAGCGATGAAGTCTTCAAATTCATTGAGAAGAACAAGAACGCGATAGAAGAAGCGATCGATTATAACCGAGATTTTAACTATGATTATTTCGGTTTCAAGACTTTAGAGAAAAGCTACCTCTTGAAGACCAACGGTCTTCCTGCGGAAAGGCCTCAGCACATGTTGATGAGAGTGGCATGCGGAGTTTGGTACAACAGTTTGAAAGAAGCTTTAGAGACTTATGAGCTTCTCTCACAAGGTCTCTTCACTCATGCAACACCTACCCTATTCAACGCTGGAACCAAGAGACCTCAGTTGTCTTCATGCTTCCTTCTCATGATGAAAGATGATTCTCTAGAAGGAATCTATAAAACTCTTGCTGATAGCGCTATGATTTCTAAGAATGCAGGAGGGATAGGTATTCACATTCATAATGTCAGAGCTAAAGGATCTTACATTAAAGGGACTAACGGAACTTCTAACGGCCTCATACCGATGCTTAAAGTCTTCAACGAGACTGCTCGATATGTAGATCAAGGAGGAGGAAAGAGAAAAGGCTCAATAGCCGTTTATTTAGAACCTTGGCACGCTGACGTGATGGATTTTCTAGATCTTAGAAAGAATCACGGTAAAGAAGAAATGAGAGCCAGAGATCTTTTCTTAGCTCTTTGGATTCCAGATCTCTTTATGCAACGCGTAGAAACTGACCAAGACTGGACTCTTTTCAGTCCTAGTGAGGCACCTAATCTCCACGAGAAATACGGTGAAGAGTTTGAAGCTCTCTACACGCAATACGAACAAGAAGGTCGTGGCAGAAAAACCGTTAAGGCTCGTGAGATATGGCAAAAGATTTTGGAATCTCAGATTGAGACTGGAACTCCTTACATGCTCTACAAAGACTCTGCTAATAAAAAGAACAACCAGAAAAATCTAGGAGTTCTTCACGGCAGCAATCTCTGCACAGAGATCATGGAATACACCAGCGCGGATGAGACAGCTGTATGTAACCTTGCTTCAATTGCTCTTCCGAAATACATTGACTATCCTACGACTAGAAAACAAGACAAGTCTAAGAGGAGCTTTAACTTCCAACGACTCTATGAAGTAACATATCAGATTACTAAAAACTTGAACAGAGTTATCGATGTCAATTACTATCCGATACCTGAAGCTAGAAATTCTAACATGAGACACCGTCCTATCGGAATCGGTATCCAAGGTCTGGCTGATATGTTCGCCCTTTTAGGATTGCCTTTCACTTCTGAGGAAGCCAAAAAGATGAACAGAGAGATATTTGAGACTATTTACTTTGCTTCTCTCACTGCTTCTAAAGATTTGGCGAAGAAGGAAGGGAAATATGAATCTTACGAAGGAAGCCCTATTTCTCAAGGAATTTTCCAATTTGATATGTGGGGAGTAACTCCTACTGTTCGTTGGGATTGGGATGGCTTAAAGAAAGAGATCATGAAACATGGTGTTAGAAACTCTCTTCTCTTGGCTCCAATGCCTACTGCATCTACTGCGCAGATCTTAGGAAATAATGAAGCTTTTGAAGCTTTCACTTCCAATCTTTACAAGAGAAGAACTCTCGCAGGAGAATACACAGTGGTCAATAAGTATCTCGTAGAAGATCTTATCGATAGAGGAATGTGGGGAGAAGAGATGAGGTTGAGACTCATTGCTCACAAGGGATCTGTACAGAACATCACAGACATTCCCGAAGACCTCAGAGAAATTTACCGCACAGTTTGGGAAATGAAACAGAAGGACATAATTGATATGTCGGCTGACCGTGGAGCTTTCATTTGCCAGAGTCAGAGCTTGAATCTCTTCATTGAGAATTGTAACCCTGCTAAATTGACATCAGCTCACTTCCACGCTTGGAAGAGAGGTCTAAAGACGGGCATGTACTATCTCAGAACTAAGGCTGCAATAGAAGCTTTGGCTGGACTAGGAATAGATATGGAGGCTTTGAAGAAAGCTTCTACTTCGACCGCACATCCAGCTGATAAAGTTGAAGTTACGACGGACATGGCTGAAGCTTTGGCTTGCTCCCTCGATAACCCTGAGGCATGCGAAATGTGTAGCGGATAAAAAAATGTTGAAACTTTTTTTCTGGTTTCAATAGAAATATCTAAATTTGTCTAACAAAAAAAATCAATATGAGTACATTTCAAAAGATTCAGGAGCTCATTAAAGCAACTGAAGATGACGTGGATAAATTCTTCGTCAAAGGCAACAAGGCTGCTGGAACTAGAATCAGAAAAGCGATGCAAGAGTTAAAAGGTCTTGCTCAAGAAATGAGACTAGAAGTCCAGAATTCTAAGAAGGAAACAGACGCCGCTGATAAGAAATAATTTTGTTCATACGAGTGTTAAAGGCCCGAACGTAAGTTTGGGCTTTTTTTTGCTAAACGTGAAACTCTGGTCATTTTTTCAATAAAAATACTAATTCAAACTATTTCAAAAAATGGAACTCAAAATCAAAAAAATTAACGGGGTCGAATTTCAGACCTTTGTGAAGAAGCTTTTATCGATCGATAAATTCATCTTCATGAAATTGGCTGCAGATCAAGTAACCTCTTCCGTCTATCTTCCACAGAAAGACGCCGTCAAGTTCACCACAGTAAAGACCGCAGAAATGTTCGAGCTTGAAGAAGCACCAGCAGCTCCTATCAAGATCTCGTTCTTCAACGGCAACAAAGTAATTGATGCTCTATCTTTCTTCGGTGAAGAAATTTCAGCAAAAGTATCTTACCAGAAAATCGGAGATGATCTAGTAGCTACAGACTTTACTGTAGAAGATGAAAATCTGAAGATCAATCTTTACTGTGCAGACCCAAGCTTGAACTTCATGGAAATGACCGATGACGAAATCAAAAGAGCATTCGGAGCAACCGGTAAAGTTTTCAGCTTTGAACTTCTTACAGTCCATGTGGATAAGATGAAGTCTCTCTTCAAACTCGAAGATGATAGAGAACTCTTCAAATTCAAAGTATCTGAAAAAGGAGTACATGTATCCGGTGACAGATATGATGCAGTCCTCACTCACCAGGTCGAAATTCACAATGAAGAGATGACAGAAGTCAGCATGTATAAAAAATACATTCCGATCTTAGACAAAGAGAACTATAAAGTGGTTGTTTGCGAGAACAAAGCCATTTTTAAATCTCTAGACACTAACACAATTCTTACCGTAGCTCTCGCCATCGTAGATGACAATGAGTAAAAGAGAAAAGCTAGAAGAATTACAAGAAAGATTGGCTCAGGTAGAGTTCGAAGCTCAGAAATACTATAACTTTGAACAGGCCGTAAAGCTCATGCTGAACTCTATCTACGGAGCATTCGGTAACGAGTGGTTCTATTTTTTCAATGTTGATATTGCTGAAACCATCACTTTGCAAGGTCAGGATGCGATCCTCTATACTGAAAAGATGATCAATAAGTACTTTCAGGAGTACTGGACCAAAGACAAAGAGGTGCATGAAAAAATGGGAATTGAAATCACGGGTCAGATCAAAAAGCCTATGGTCATTTACATTGATACTGATTCATGTTATTTGAGCTTTCAGGAAGTTTTAGAAAACTGTACGTGGAAAGGAGATGAAAAAGAATTCGTACTTAAGTTGTACGAATACCGTCTCTCCAGCTTCAATGTTAAAGTTCTTGAAAAATATGCAAAGGATCTCAACGCAGATAATTTTCTTGATTTTGAGATGGAATCCATCGCTAAGAATGCCATCTGGTTGGCCAAGAAAAAATACATGCAGAACATCGTTTGGAAAGATCCTAATCTGCATTATGAGCCTCTTACAAAAATCAGCGCTAAAGGGTTTGAGATCATTCAATCAAGTACTCCTCTCTTTGCTAGAAATAAGCTGAAAGAAGTTCTCAAATTCATATTTTCTGTGGAAAAAGTCGAGCTCAGTGATCTTGTCAATCTACTTAAGAAATTGAAAAGAGAATTCAAGTTGGCTAATACTGAACATATTACTTTCAACGTTAGGATTAACAACTATCGAAAATACGTTCTTTCAGATTATGATCATTTTGAGATTGCTTCAGGGTGTCCCATCCATATCAGAGCTGCAGGTTACTACAACTATCTCTTGAATAACAGCAAATACAAGAATCGTTATAAGACTTTGACGGACGGTGAAAAGATCAAATACTACATCAGTAAAGACAAGACTTGTAACGTCTTTGCTTTTCCTCCAGGAGATTTTCCCGTGGAATTTGCTCCTAGCGTAGATCATGATCTGCAATTCGAAAGATGCATTGTCGATCCTATCAATCGAGTCATTGATGCAATGGGTCTAGGTAAATTAGATCGGAATCTTGTTTATTCTGCTTCTGTTTTTTAGAATGAAACAAAAGCTTTCTTTTCACTACAATAATCAAATAAAAAACTATGTCTAAGACTTTCACATTCGAAGACCTGAACAAAGAGCTTTCTAAAATATCTACATTCGGAGATACTTTAGACAAGAGCGAAGTAAGTACGGTTGATCATCATATCAGCACCGGTAACTATGCTCTTAATGCAGCTCTTACCGGTTCAGTTTGGGGCGGATTCCCCAATAACAGATCAGTAGCCATCGCAGGACCTTCAGGCACCGGAAAGACTTATCTGATCTTAAATGCAGTTAGAGAAGCTCAAAAACTAGGCTACTCTATCATCTACTACGATTCTGAGAACGCTGTAGATAGAAGCCTTACAGATAAATTCGGTATCGATCCTGCTAAGCTTCGTTACGAACCCTGTAACACTGTCCAGGAATTTAGATCTAGCGTCACTAACTTGACCAAAGCAATGTTAGAAGCTAAGAAGAAAGGATCAGAGCTTCCTCGCATCATGGTGATCCTGGATTCTGCAGGTAACCTCGCAACTCAAAAAGAAATCGATGATGCAGCATCCGGCTCAGATAAATCAGATATGACAAGAGCAAGACTCTTGAAATCTACTTTCAGAATTTTGATGACGCAAATGGGTATTTGCAAGATTCCTTTTCTCTTTACTAACCACGTCTATCAGACTCAAGATCTTTTTAGCAAGCAAGTTGCAGGTGGAGGAACGGGACCTGAATACGCAGCATCTATTATTCTTTTCTTGAACAAAGCAAAATTAGCAGACGGTAATTCTACAGGAATCATAGTTACTGCAAAGCCTAACAAGAACAGATTCGCAAAACCAACGCCTGTCAAGTTTTGGATAGACTTCAACAAAGGAATGAACCCCTACGTCGGTCTTCAGGAATTTATCAGCTGGGACAATTGCGGTATTCAGAGAGGCAGACTGATCAACGAAAAAGATTTCATGAAGATGTCTGAAAAGGATAAAGAACCTTGTCGTAAACACACATACAAGAACGAAAAAGGTGATGAGGTCACTGTTTACTTCCAGCCTTCTGAAACTGCTCGTAAGCTTTGCGTCAAACACTTGAACGATACAGTAGATTTGAACATGCTTTTCAAACCTGAGGTTATCACGAAAGAAGTCTTAGATCTCTTAGATGAAAAAATAATCAAACCAACCTTCAGTTACGGAGTTGATGAAGAGTTTGATGATGATCCTGAGACTTTTGAAGATTCTGACGAGATAGCTGAAGAACTTACAAAAGAAAATGAGTAACATAAATTGGAACAAAGTCAAAATAAAACACGTTCTCGGGATAGCCAAAGATTTGCCTGGCTATCCTGATGAGCATGATCTACTTTTTCATATCATCAAAGAAGTAGGTAGCCGAAAAGATCCTTCTTTCACTGATGTCCAACTAGCCTCTCAATTAGGAGAGGATAGAGAAAGAATCAGGACTCTTCTAACTTCTCTCTCATCTCAAGGCTACATTAAAATAGGTAAAGTTTCTGAAGAAAAGATGATCGTTAAGGTTGACAACAATCCTTACGTATAACCGGAAACTTTGTCATCTTCGACTATAAAAAAAATAAAATGGATCGTTACGGTGTAGATTTTGAAAAGATTTTTTTCTTGTATTTTCTGAGAAACCCAATTCTCTTAGACAAAGTCTACGAAGGATTTTTCAAGAATCCTGATATTGATCTTTTGGCGAAAGTTTCTAAACAGTTTCTCACAAAATTCTCAGAGACTCCTTCTAAAGAGCAGTTAAAGATTTTGATCAAAGACATCAAAACTAAGAGAAAATTAGATGATGACATTGTAGAAGCAATCTTTCAAACTGACATTAAAGAATATGATGAAGAGTGGTTAAAAAGAACTACTGAGGCCTGGGTCAAGTGGCAGTATTTCGATAGAAAATTGATATCTGTCGTTGAATATGTAAAGCTTCAAGAAGTATCACCTGACAATGTAGAAAATGTTGTCAACCACGCAATCGGTCTTCTTAACCAAGGTTCTCTTTCTTTTGATGAAAAATTCGGCTTAGACTTTTTCTCACCTGAAGATCACCTTCAACTAGAAGGTCAGAAGATTCAATCAGGTCTTACTTTCATCGATAGACTAACTAATGGCGGATATGATCCTAAATCTCTCATTGTTTATGCCGGAGAACAAAACGTCGGAAAATCTATTTGGATGGCCAATGATGCAGCAAATTTTGTGAGGATGGGATATAACACTGTTTATGTTACTGCTGAAATGGCTGCAGTTAAAGTGATGAAAAGAATAGGAGCTAATCTTCTAGGAATTCAGATGTCAGAGTACCAACAAAAAAGTGCAGATAGAGATTTTCTAAAAAGAAGATTAGATAGAATTTCTAACGGTCTCATGCCACCTGGAAAATTATTCGTTAAAGAATTTCCAACGAGCCAAGCCACTGTTCTGGAAATTGAAAACTTTCTCAAGAGTCTTGAAGAGAAGCAAGGGTTCAAATTAAAAGCCATTGTCATCGATTACATCAACATTCTTGCTAACTATAGAAATCCTAACAGCGAAAATACATACTTGAAGATAAAGCAGATAGCAGAAGATCTTAGAGCAATGGCTGTTAGAAATGATTGGTTGATCATAACGGCAACTCAATTAACTAGAGGCGCATGGGACGCAACAGAAGTCACCATGCAAAATATCGCTGAATCTGCCGGTTTGGCCCACACTGCAGATATGATGTATGCTATCATACAAGATCAAATGATGCATGCAGCCAGAGAATACTGGTTAAAAGTCTTGAAGATTAGAGACGGTGAGGGCAAGGGAACTAAATGCAGGTTCACTATAGACTATAACTACATGAAGCTCTCAGAGACTTCAGACATAATTACTAATCAATCATGATAGAAAAAGGGGACACATTTAGAGACGACGAGCTCGATATCGAGAACACCGAACACCTCGAAGAGGATACGAGCCACGAAGAGGTAGGAGAAGTCGACAGCGAAGGTCAGCCTCTACCTCCTTTGAAAGTCAAAGTCGATAAGATTTTCGACAACACTTACGGTGATGTTGAGCCTGATTCTTACACAAGAGTATCATTCACAGTCGACAGCAGCTTTCATTCTTATGAAAATCCTGAAGAGAAGCTCCACGAAAGATTGCTCTTCCAACAAATACACGGTTTGATAGAGAGTTCCAAGTTTTCAGTTCATAACTTGATCGATGAAAATTTGAAACACCGTAAATTGAACAAGCTAGAGATGAACGAAGTCTTTGGATACATTTCATCCAACCTGATCAACATCAGAAGAATAGACATTTTCTCTCATCTGACAGATTATTTTGACATTGCTCCAGCCAAGTTCTATTCTTCTCTATCCAATAAGTACAAAAATGAACTGATCAACGAACTTGACAAGGCTACTAACATCTTGGAGAAGAAAAAGATCAGAAAATTATTTTAAGGGATGAAATTCGAAGAACTACAAGAACATGACGTTCAGCACATGGCTCAAGTCTATTGGGACAGAGACAAAACTTACGATGAAAGAATGGCAGAGCTAAGCTCATTCATCGGTAAGTCTGAACGTACAGTACAAATTTGGCTTTCTAAATTAGGCATCAAAGAGAAGCCTGATCAAGAATCTCCTCAACTAATTGAAGCTAGGAAAAGAGTCTTCGACAAGAAGAAAAAACGCTTCATCATCACCTGGGCGCAGAACGATACGCCGGTTCATGAAGCTTTCATTTCTAACATCGAGGCTTACTCACAAAAGATCAATGCAAGCATACACGTTATCGCAGGCAGATATAAAAATCCGACATCCATTTTTACCGACAAAAATTACGAGACCTGGTCGGAGAGAATAGAGCAGTACTTAGACGCTAATCGTCACGAGATCCATAAACACATGTGGATCATGTCTGACGTAAAGATCCAACCTACTGCAGTGGATCCAATGACTGGACTGCAGGGAATGAGCGGAATCAATTCATGCATTTTCGGCTCTCCGAAAGTTCAGCTAGAAATGATACCTGTTCTTCAGGACTGCATGCCTAAAATGATGATGACGACTGGTGCTTGCACCGAGAAGAACTATACAGATTCTAAATCTGGCAAGAAAGGAGAGTTCCACCATACTTTAGGGTTTGTGATCGTAGAAATAAAAGACGAGGATGTCTTTTTTGCACGCCAAGTCACCGCCGATGTCGATGGTAACTTCCACGACTTGTATTACAAAGTGCAATATGATCTCAATAATAGCTCTTCAGTCATTCACGAGATATCAGAAATTTCTGCACTAATTCTAGGAGACCTCCACTATGGTCACCACGACGAAGAGGTGATCAAGAGAACTCTGCAGATGATGAAAAAGATCAAACCTAATCACGTAGTTCTCCACGATGTTTTTGACGGCATGTCTATTAACCATCACGAGATGAACGATCCTTTTGCACAGTTCAAAAAAGAAATGGACGGGACAAATTGTCTAAAGGCTGAAATAGAAGCAATGTTAACCGGCCTCGAGGCTTTCAAAGACTACAACGTGACAGTGGTTAGAAGTAACCACGACGATTTCTTAGATCGCTGGTTAAAAAATACCGATTGGAGAAAAGCCAACACGATGAAGAATTCGATAGAGTACATGGAGTACAGTTATCTTCTTCTCAGAGGTGAGGCTCCTAACGGTATCATTCCTCATTTGATCAACAAGAAGTTTCCGAACATGAGAACTCTAGGGCGTAATGACAGTTTCGTGGTCAATGGCTGGGAACTCGGACAGCACGGAGACATCGGTTCTAACGGTTCTCGCGGCTCTCTATTACAATTTAGAAAGTTAAATGTGAAGATGGTAGTAGGACACTATCATTCGCCTGGTAGAAAAGACGGAGCCCTATCAGTAGGAACTTCAACTAAGCTCAGAGTCAATTACAATCTAGGCCCTAGCTCATGGTTGCAATCTCACGTGATCATTCACGGCGACGGGAAGGCTCAACACATCAATTTCATTAATGGTCAGTTTACAACATTCAAATGAGAATAAACGCAACCCGAATAATTTTTTCTTCAGACTGGCACTTCGGTCTCAGGTCAAATAACTTAGAATGGTTTGAGATAGCCAAAGACTATTTTGAGAACTTTTTTCTCACTTGGCTGGATGAAAATGTCAAAGAAGGAGACGTCTTCTATTGTCTAGGAGATGTTTTTGACAATCGGCAGACAATGAATCTCATGGTTGCTAGCTATGCGATAGATCTCTTTGAAAGAATCGCTCAACGACTTCCAGTCTACATCATAGTCGGAAACCACGACATCTACAGAAAGAACACCAACGACATTAGCTCGGTAGATATTCTTCGTCACATCAAAAACGTTCATGTTTACAAAGAACCTCAAGTACACGAGTTCAAAAAGAGCAGATGTCTTTTAATGCCTTGGCGTAGAGATAAAGAACATGAAAAAGAAACTCTAGCAGCTCACAAAAACATAGACTGGGTTTTTTGTCATTCAGAAGTTAGAGGTCTCAGAGTCAATCCTAACCCTTACGTGATCCACGAAGGAGGCAATTCAGTCGAGATCTACAACGGTTACAAAGGAATGTATTCAGGTCACATTCACTATTCTCAACGGAATAAGAACGTGACTTTCGTAGGTAACATCTTTCAGATGACTCGATCTGATAGAAACAATCCGAAAGGGATTTGGACTTTAGAGCCTGATACCGGAATCGAGGAATTCTATGAAAATACTCGATCTCCGAAGTTTCTAAAGTATTCCATCGAGTCTCTATATGAAAAGACCATCGATGAACTCAGGAAAGAATTTGAAAACAATTTTGTCGACATAAAAGTCGATAGAGCGACTTTTTCAAATTACAATGTCAGCCTGCTTCTGAATCTTCTCGAAGGCTCAGCTAGAAGCATTCAGACAGAAGTTTACGAGAGCGAAGAAGCAGAATCGCAAGCTTTAGCTGATGAGATTAACGATTACGATGTGATCAACATCTCTAAAAGATACATCGCATCTAGCAGTTATGACGACACTCTCAAAGAAAGATTATTGTCCACGGTAGAAAATCTCTACCAAAAGGTCAACCAAGAATGAAAATAAACAGAATAGAATTTCGCAACTTTGCGTCGTACGGTAACAAAGTACAGTACATTGATATGGAGTCAGAAGGCTGTCTCCATCTGATCACGGGAAATAACGGAAATGGAAAAAGCACCATCGCCAACATCATCAAGTTTCTCTGCTACGGCAAAGTCGATGGATTCACTAATTCTGATCTACCGAATAGAATCAACAAAGAGCTCTGGGGAAAAATCTATCTCGAAGCTAAAGGGAAGAAGATAGAGATAGAGCGTGGATTGGCACCATCTGTTTTCAAAGTCAAGATCGATGGAACTGATTTTGATCAGGCTGGAAAAAGCAACGTCCAGGAGTACTTAGAAGAAGAGCTCTTCGGTATCAGCGCTAACGTATTTAAGAATCTGATCATACTCTCAGTAAACGACTTTAAATCTTTTTTGACGATGTCGCCTGGAGACAAGAAAGGCATAGTCGACAAGATCTTCGGTTTCTCTGTCATCAACCAAATGTTGGAGATAGTCAAGAGAGAAAAGAGAGAAGTCAAGACTGGAATTAAGTCGATAGAAGACGAGCTCAGTGCTATATCAGATTCTATTCAGGCAACTCAGAGAAAGCTAGAAGTCCTCGAAAAAAATGCTAAAGAGCAGAACAGCGAGAAGATAGAAGATCTGAAGAAAAAATTAGCTGATCTAGTCGAAGCCAAAGGTAAACTAGAAGACGCCAAGAACGCAATTAAGAAGCAGCAGGTAGAAAAGGAAAATGGTCTCAGAGACGACAGAAAGTCTTTGATCAGCCGTGAATCTAATAAGAGAAAATTAGAGAAAGAATTAGACCTCTTCAAGAACGACCAATGCCCTACTTGCCACGCAGATCTCAAATCAGAATTTCACCTCGGCTTAAAAGATAAGTTAGAGAAAGAAAAGTCTGAGAACGAAGAAGAGCTCAAAGGAGTCAGAGATCGAGTAACTGCTGTAGAAAAAGAGATCACTGAGATCAGAAACAAGGAGACTAAAGTCATTTCTAAAATATCAGATCTCAATTCTAAGATTCAATCATTCAAAGCCGAGCTTTTAGACTTAGCCAAAAAAATGGACAAAGGCGAGCACGGAGAATTTCAATCTCTGATCGAAGAATTCCAAGCCAAGGAGAGGTTAAAGACTTCTAAGAAGACTGAACTTACTTCTGAGGAACATTTTTACGGCATCTTAGAAGCGATGCTTGGAGATGACGGGATTAAGAACATGGCGATGAAGATGATTCTTCCTTCTTTGAACGCCAACATTTCTCAGATGACAAGAACTCTAGGAATCCCTTTTAACATCTCATTCGATAACAAATTCGATTCAGTAATTACGCATCTAGGAGAAGAAGTCAATCCTAAAACTCTGAGCACCGGAGAAAAGAAGAAAGCCGATTTTGCGATCATTATCGCTCTCATCAAAATGATGAAAGTGAGATTTCCGAGCTTGAACGTACTTTTCTTAGACGAGATTTTTAGTTCGGTCGATTCAGATGGGATCTATCACATTTTAGGCATCATTCACGAGACGATCAAAGAGGCTAAGATTAACGCCTTTGTGATCAATCACACAGTGCTACCCAGCGAACTTTTTGACAAGAAAATAGAAATAGCTAAGGTCTCAGGCTTTAGCGAAGTATCAATCGAGACCATCTCGTGACATCGATAGCATGAGTAAGGTAGTATAATAATCTTGTAGCATAATGTCTCTGCGTTCAGGCGAATAAATAAGAAAAGAAAGCCCTCTAAGTGTCAGCATACAACGCAGAATATAACAAGGACCTGTCTTACATTAGACACATCATAGTAGCTCTGCTCAACGAGCTGAATAACAAGATCTATTTCTATAATGTCCTTGACGAGGACACTAAACAGAAGATCGACATTCCTTTCTACTACTCAGTAACAGGACAAGAAAGATTTTTGTTGGATAATTTTCTTTTTGATGCTCAGGCCGAAGGAAAGGCGATAGGAGATTACGAAAGAACTCCTAGAGGCATCATTCAATTAGAGTCTGCTGCGATCGATTCAGCTGCTTTGATAAACAAATTTGTTAGGACTCAGATCATTAGACCTTACAAAGGCCAGCTAAAAACTTTTGCTCTGTCTACGCAGGCAATCCCTCTCAGCTTAAATTTCAATACCACGGTAGTAGTCAACAATAACTTAGAACTCTTTAAAGTTACAGAAGCTCTAATCAGCCGTCTCTACAAGAACAATCTCTTCTACGTGGATTACGGTGGATTTCAGGCACAGTCTAATTTTTCTCTTCCTGAGGATTTGGCGCAAGAACAGCTTTTCGAATATGGCTTCACTGATAGAAAAGAGTACAAAGTCAGTTTTTCTCTCGCAGTCAGCAGCTTTCTTTACGTCTTTGAGGACGGCCTTCAGTTGGCTGAAATACCAATGCAGGTCGTAGAGACTTCCAACAATTCTCGACTAGCCGGAGTCGGTATCTATAACGGCGGTGGAATCTATTTCGGTAATGTGATGGAGACTATAGAATCTACCATCGACGATTACAGAAAGGCACCTTACAGTGAAGGAGAAGCCAGCAACCAAGGCTACAATCCTCTTTCTGATCCGACGGGTGGAGTTACTCCGACTGGACCGGTGTTCGCTGAAACTATTGTGCAACCTTACAATACAAATGATATAGAGAGCTCTGACAGCAAAGAGTATCGAAACGATAACAACTCTAATCCTCAGACTCTGTGACAGGATATATAGAAATAATGAAAATACGAAAGAAATGGGATACCCAGTCTATTTAAACGGTCATTTCCCGAATGCAGGTGAAACTGCAGCCGCGAAAGACACTCTAACAATCTTGGTCAACGAGTTCAGAAAAAGCGGAAAGACCGATGCTCAGATCTACAGCGTGCTTCTCGGTATGGGAATAGATCCTGAAAAGGCCGCTAATGGCATTCAAGGAATTTCTAAAGTTCCAACCTCTTCTGAGGTAGCAATGCAGAAAGCAGCTCAAACTTTTTTACAAGTTATCAGCGTTGAAGAAAACAATTCACAAACAAAAAATACAAACATGAAGTTTTCAGTCGAGAATCTCGTCAAGAAGATTCAAGAAACAAAACAATCTGTCGGCGAGCTCGATGCGGCTAATGCCGGTAAGTATGGCTTTTCAGCTAAAAAGATCAGCGAAGCATTAGATGCTTCTCTCGTAGCTCTAGACATGGAAAAAGCCCAAGGTCTTTTAAAGTCTATCGATAACACTAACAAGTCTTTAGAAGACGCTAATATGAACAAGAGCAGCGCTCAAGCTGAACTTGAAAAACTTAAGAAACAAGCTTTAAGCGTTACAGAGAAAAGAAATTATCTCGAGACGATCAGCGTTCTTAGACAAAAGCTTCATGAGCATGCTTGGATCGAATCAGTAAAAGATCTTTGCCTACATATCGACGAGGCTAAGTCTCAAAATCGTCTTTCTCTTTTCTTAATGGAAGCTCTTTACAATATGAAGAGCGACAGATATGTTGCTTTCAACTCGAAACCAGTTGAAGCTATCGAGAAAATGATCGAAGAAGGTGAAGATTTCATCAAAGACAATTACTCTTCTTTAAAGGCATTTGCATGGTCAGTACCAGTTAGAACTGCAGCTACCAAAATTGCAAATACTTTGAATGAGATGAAAGATACTTCTACTGCGGCAATGCAGAAGATCTACAGCCCAGTTCAAGAAAATGAAGACGGAACTTTAACTATTTCTTTGGCTGGTAAATTCTACGCAGTATCTGAAAACAGCATCATAGAAGCATCAGAAAATCAAAAGCCTGGCTCTAGATTCTTAAAGACTCTCGATGCTTTATCGATCTTCTCTGCGACTAACGAAGGCTTCACTTACTATGGTAAGAGAAAGTCTTTGACTATCAACGAGAACGGAGTTACTGTAGAGAACAAAGTTCTTGAGAATACGACTCCAGAAGCTATCATGACAGCTTTACAGGAAAGTGCTCTTACTTCTAACGATTCTAAAATTGTTTCAGAAAAAATTGCTTTCTTGATCGAATCTATCGATACAGTTAAAGAGATCGATCTCTTCACCTCTGTAGTTTCTACTCAGCGTAGAGGCGTAGCAGTAAACATTGCTAAAATCAACGAAAGCATCTTCATCAACAGAATCAATACTGCGATGGGATGTAACGAAATGATCCAAGTTAACAATGCTAAAGTTGCTCAAGAATTGGTCAACGAATTTGTAAACTTTGATATCACTCCTCTAGTTCAAGAAATGCTCAGCTCAGAAGAGAAACTTGCTTTTGATCTTCAAGGTAAGAAAAATTCTATCCAAGAAAATCTTCAATCTCTCGAGGAAAAGAAAAAAGAAGTCATAGCTACTATGGCTCTTCATCCAAACCACGAGCCGTTGAAAGAAGCTTTTGACATTTTGACTTCTGAGATCGAGGCTAAAGAAAAAGAACTCCAATCAATCTACCACCGAATTTCTGAAATTTCAGAAAAAAAAAGTTGATTGAGTCAATAAAAAGTGGAGAAGCTTACGTCGTAGTAGCTGCGAGCGATACAAATCTTAAAGTTGGCGATAAAATAATAGTCAACGCTGAGGAATACGCAAGGTCTTCTGATTCACAGGAGATCTCTTATAAAACCTTGGACGGTGGCAGTGGCACTATTTTAAGAAAAAACCTCAAAGCGCAGATTTAATGAAAGCAAATCAGGAAAAACCATATTACGTAAAACCCAAAGAATTCTTTGAGGAAATCGTAATTTCGAAGAAGCAAGACGCCTTAACTCCGAGAGCACAGGAAATGATGATTAAGATCGCTAACAAGGCATCTCAGAGACTCGTTTACAAAAACCCAGAAGATCGTAAAGACTGCATTTCAGCAGCTTATTTAGATCTTTTGAAATACTGGAGAAGCTTCAATCCAGAGAAAGGAACTAACGCCTTTGCTTACTTCACAGAAATAGCAAAAAGAGGATTCGCAAAAGGCTGGAACCAGATACACCCTAAGAAGTACAAAGGTACCATTAGCATGGACAGCCACGGAGACGATTCCGAAGGCATATACAGCATCTAATGAGTAAAATCAAGAGGGTAAAACCGACGTCAAAGTCGGGCTTCAAACAGAGTTATTTTCAACCAAAGAACATCGGCAAATATGTGGGAGAGTTACCCATAATTTGCCGATCTTCTTGGGAAAAGAAGTTTGCTATATTTTGTGATACCAACCCAGCGGTGATCAAATGGAGCTCAGAACCCACTGAGATCAAATACTATAATGTTCTAGACAAGAAATTTCATAACTACTACCCTGACTATTTTATCATCGTAAAGAGAGGTGAAGTCGAGGAGAAATACATAGTAGAGGTGAAACCTTCTGCTCAACTGAAAAAACCAGAACCTCCAAAAAGGCTTACTGAAAAAGCAGTCGCTAGCTTCAAATATGCTTATGATACTTACGTGAAAAATCTCTGTAAGATGGAAGCACTGAAGAAATTCGCGGCTGATAGAGCAATGAAGGTAATGATCATCACTGAAAATAGCAAACTGATCTAATGCCAAGTACTCCTCTTCTCATTCACTTATATCAGACTGAACAGCTGAAAAGAGCTGACGATTATCTCAAAATCAAGAAGAGAAGAGAAGATTTCATCAAAGAGGCTAAGAGTCTTTCCAACGCATCCAATGCTGCAGAAGACTGGGTTAAAGAATCAGAATCTACGAAAAACGAAAGAGTTAAAAAGATCACTAATTCTGACCAATACCAACCAGGAAAATTGTACGTCTTTGACTACTCTAATCCTCTATGGCCTGATGAACCACACGACCAAAAACCAGTAGTAATCTGTTTAGGAGAGACGGGTAGAGACTCAGGTAGACTATCTGCAGGGTTTCAAGGGAAATTTGATAGAAAATACATTTATGAACCAGGCTACATGATCGGAATCAACATCAATTGGCTTCCTGAGATCATGAAACCCAATTTCTTACAAGAATGGTTCAATTTTTTCAGACCTCAGCTGATGCAGCAGTTCATAGACATTAAAAGCTTGAATGTAAGACAGCAGACTTCTCTCCAATTTAGATATTCTGATTTGTTTGCGCTAGAAAAAACTTTTTACTTTTCTTACGCTATAAAAATGTATCACAAAGCTAGCATCAAAGAAGCGTATGAATTGACTTATGAAAACTGGTTTCTGGCCAGTTGTATCATACCTAGATTTTTCAAGAATACGAACCTAACGCAAGTGACAGAAGGGTACAGACAATATATACGTAATAAGAGCATCAAATACTCATAAGATATGGCCGGATTTTCAGACAGAAAGGGTTCGTTAACGAAAGGCAATCCAGTTTCGGACGCCCTGAAACGTCTTAGCCGACTGGGAATGAACTACGACGACATGGTCTTGAGAAACTCAAGAGCAGTCGGTTTCACCGAGAACCAGATAGGCTACGGCATGTTCAATCCCATGGGATCGGACTCAGACGACATGTACTATCTTTTCGCTTCTCTTTCAATGACAGACGTGTCAAATAAGAAGAACATTTCTTATTTCGACAAGAGTTATATGAAGAAGAGGGACCAGTTGAGAAACTTCGCGGTCCAAGACGAAATTGAAGACATTTTAGATACAGTAACAGACGAAGCTATCGTCTTTGACGAGACTAACTATTTTGCATATCCTATCATCAATGCTTCGGTTTCTAAAGAAGTCAAGGATGATCTCATAGACAGCTACAATAAGATCTATGAATACTTTGGATTCAGCGATGGCCAATCTGCTTGGAACTACTTCCGTAAGTGGTTAGTAGACGGCTATCTTTCTTTTGAAATAATCTATGACGATGAGCAGAGACACATTATCGGCTTTAAGGAGCTCGATCCAGTTTCTCTAATGCCAGCCGTAGATAAAGAATCAGGCAAGAAGATTTGGATTCAGTACAAGGGTGGAGGACCGAAAGAAAGAGTTCTTTTCGACACTCAAATCATCTATCTAGCATATTCATCAGTCAACTCTCCTTCTAGAGTTTCTTATGTTGAGAGACTGATTAGATCTTTCAACTTATTGAGGATCATGGAACACTCCAGAATTATCTGGGCTGTAACTAATGCGAGCTTCAAGATGAAATTCGTGATTCCAGTAGGTGGTAAATCAAAAACGAGAGCAAAGCAATCTTTGGCCCAGTTGATGAACAACTATCGTGAACTGGTGAATTTTGATATGCAATCCGGAGAGATACAGACTAATGGAAAGCCGATGATGCAATTCCACAAAGAGTATTGGCTTCCTTCTAAAGACGGAGAACAGCCCGAGATTGATACATTAGCAAATGACGGTCCTCAGCTTTCAGACACTGAATCTTTACAGTGGTTCTACGACAAATTGAAGCTTGCTTCAAAAATTCCTTTCAGCCGATTTGATAAAGACTCTCCAGCTACTTACGAAATGGCTGCAGAAGGTATGAACAGAGAAGAGATCAAATTTGCGAAGTTCATCAACAGATTAAGATCAATTTTTCAGGAGATCTTGGTCAAACCTCTTTACATTCAAATATGTCTCGATTATCCAGAATTGGAGGACGACACCAATTTCAAGGGTAACTTGACGATCAAATATAACAAAGACAACGTCTTTGAAGAATTAAAGCAGATGGAACTTGCTTCTAAGAGAATAGACTTTATCTCTCAGGTTAGAAGCGGCCTTACAGAACAAGACAGCGAGATGAATGAAGTTCCTTTCTTCAGCCTTAACTTCTTGATCAAGAAGTACGGTGGATTCACTGAAGAAGATTTGAAGAAGAATAAGAAGATGAAAGAAGTCGACGACCTGGTGAAACAAGGGTATGAACCAGGCGACGCGGAAAAGATAGCAGACGGAGAAGATCCTAAGAAGTTCAAGAAGGTTTCCAAAGACATGGGAGACGAGAACATCGATGCAGGTTCTCTTGGCGGAGATGACGCTGGAGGCGCAGAGGACATACCAGGCCTCGAGCTCTAACTGCACAAAAGAGTATTTGATATATAGAAATACAAATTAAGAGACTACAAATGTCCAAGAAATTACTAATTTTGGAACGTTCGGGCGAGACCCTCGTTCACAAAGGGGATGACGACAGCATCACCTTAGAAGGAACTTTCACCCAGTTCGACATTAAAAATAAAAACGGCAGGATCTACGAGGAGAAAGAGTTTCTTCCTCACCTCAAAGAACTGCAAGAGAAAGTAAAGAAAGGGAAGCTTCTAGGCGAACTAGATCACCCTACTAAATTTGACATCTCTTTGCAGAACGTCTCTCACGTCATTGAAGACTTAGAGTACGATCCAGCTAAGAAGCAAGTGGTCGGTAAGATCAAACTTCTCAACACAGATAAAGGAAAGCAAGCTAAAGCTTTAGTAGAGGCTGGAGTTCCACTTCACATTTCTTCCAGAGCTGCAGGCAATGTTGGTAACGACGGCAAAGTAAAAATCCAAAAACTTTTTACTTATGACCTAGTAGCTGATCCAGGTTTTGCGGCAGCTGAGCTTAGAAGAGTCAATGAGTCTTTCGGTTTCGGCGAAGACGACGAACTTTTCATCTATGAAATGTCTGAAGACACTAATACGGTACAAGAGAACCCCAATAATAAATATAAAAATACAGAAGAAACGATGAGCAATCCAAATTTTGTCTCAACTGAGGACTTCAACAGGTACTCCGAGTATGTGAAACAGCAGTTCGAGTCTTTGAAGAATGGCCAAGAATCATCTGAGAAGCTTGAAAAGGTTGTAGAATATACTAACCACTTGGCTGAGAACATGAACAAGCTTTTCGGTTACACCAACTACTTGGCTGAGAACCTCGATAAGAACATCTCCCACGGAGACTATGTAGTTGAAAGCCTCAACAAGCTAAAAGAGTACTCTAACTACCTCGCAGAGAGCGTTAGCAAAGGAATCTCTTATTCTGAGTACGTTGCAGAGCAGACTAACTCTCTCGTAGAATACACTAAATATGTAGCAGAGAAAGTAGATCAAGGTATTTCTTATTCTGAATACCTCGCAGAGAACCAAGACAAAATGATCCAGTTTTCTAACTATCTCGCAGAGAACCAGAACAACACAATTTCTTACTCTAAATATCTTGCAGAAAGACTTGATCAAGGCCTTAGTTACAGCGAATACCTCGCTGAGAACCAGAACAACATGATTAAGTATTCTGAGTACATCAAAGAAAACGTAGAGAATCTCGGTAAATATGCAAATTATCTTGCAGAGAACCTCAACACTTTGAATGAAAAGACTGACGATACAGCTGCTCCTGCTGAGCAAAAGCCAACTGTACACGCAGTTGCAGAAAAAATCGAAGAATCAGTAACTGCAAAAGTAGATGCTATCCTCGAATCAGTAAAGAACAAGACTGTGGAAAAAGAAGAGAATCATTTCATGAGATTCCTCGATTCTGCAAAGAGAAATGAATTTGAAGCTCTTAACGAGAGCATGCAAACTAAGGTGACAGAAGCCTTTGCTAGCAACAGATACATGTCAGTACAAGATGCTAACAGAATCTGGAACTCTGTATTCATTCCTCAAGGACCTGCTAAAATAGACTATGTGGCTAACATGCCTGAAAGATACAAAGAGATCTACGAGTCTCTCAATCCTTCTCAGAAAGACACCATTCACAAGCAGTCTAAAATGTATCCTCTAGAGACTCAATATCAGATCGATAATTTCTGGCAGACCAGAGATCTTAGACCTAAGAAAGTTGAGATTCAGAAGATCAATGAAAGTGAAACACCTGCAGCGACTGTAGAAATTACTCCAGCTGGAGTTCCTGCTCAGAGAGTCAACGATATCAAAGAAGCTCTTACTTCAAGATTCAAAAACATTCGCTAATATGAAGCATGTTAAATTATTTGAAGATTTTCTAAACTCTTCTTTAGTAGAAAAATTAAACGAAGGAGAAAACTCACCTTCAGCTAAAGAGCTAGATGAACTAGAAAAAGCAGCTCAGAAGATATATGAAATGATGTACAAATTCACTAAAGACTATGTTGGCCAGTGGAGACATCCGCACGGATATACCGAAATCCCGGATGCAGAAGGTTATAAATTGAGTTTTGATATTGATATCGCAAAGGCTGAAGGGAATGATGCACTGGTTGACAAGCTCAAAAAACAAAATGAGCAGAAAAGAAACAGTGACGCTGCTACAATGAAAACACAGGACAATTACATGAAGAATGTATATGACCCGTTTTACCAAGAGATGAAGAATAAATTAAGCTCAGCTATTGCTGCGTTAGGAAATTTTGAATCTTATGGATGGGAGCACTTCGTGGATAAAAACACAAATTTTCTTCTATTAGTTCAAAGACTCGCTGAAGACCAGGCTGAAATCGATAGGATAGAACCTGTGATAGCACTTTGTAATCGTTATCGGAAAATCTTACCTGACGGGGATCCTTATCCGTGGCCACAGACTCCAAAGGAACGATGTGAAGGTATACTGAAAAAGTTCGAAGAAAAAACGAAGAAGAATGAAAGATCTGTTAAAATCATGGAATCGGAAATGAAAAGAGGTCTTGCAAAAATTAAAGAATTAAAAAAACTAGCAGATGATTAAGGACTTTCAGTCTTTTTTACATGAAGCAGAGGGATACAACGGTAGAGGCACCTTTACCGTTGCTTCTCTTTCTCAGAAGAACCTCTTCTCAGCTGAAATTACAGGACAGCTCAGTGACGGAGCTTGGGAAAATACCAAGCCTTACGATCATTGGACACCTTGGGCCGGCTCTGAAGTCAAAGTAGGTTCTAGAATTGGAAGAGATTTCCCTGTAAAGAAAGACGGTTATAATTTAGGCAGTCTTCTCGATTATGTAGGAGACAGAATGCTAGGACTCGGCGCAGCCGGATCTGTAGGCTGGGACTTAAATAGCGGCGATGAACAAGGAGCTATAGAATACTTCTTCAGTGCAGGTAGCCTCGCAGCTACCGAGAGAATGTGTATTACTGAGGATTTCGAACGTCATTTTGAGAAATTCTTAGAAAAGTACAGCTCTGGCTATCTCAAAAAATACGCAGATGCTGCTCTAAAGAACAAGAAGAAGCTCCAAGAAACTTGGGATGCTATCAAGTCTGGTCGCTACGGCATCAGACAGCTGAAGAATGATCTTACGAGCATTTCTAAAGCGATGAAAATCTATAACTAAACATACAAAATGCATATTAAGTTATTTGAAGATTTCAATAAAGAAGAATCTAAATCAGCGGACACCATCAGCGAAAGCGTTTATCCTACCTCAAAAGGAGGCAGAATAGAAAATTCATTAAGAGCTGAAGAGATCGGCCGTATGAACTTAAAACATAAAGGCGAAATCATCGGAACACTTTTGGTTTGGATGAAGCCTGGATATATTTTCGGAGGTGGCGGCGGCTACGATGAAAACCAATGGGAAGTCGGCGCTTCATATACGAGCTACCCTTATAATGACAGATACAATGGCAGCACTGGATCTGGAGTATGGAGTTCAAGCGGTTATACGTCTAAAGACGATGCTATCAAAGCCGGTAAAGAGTTCATGAAAAACGTAAAAATGTCCTAATTGAAAAAGTCAATTTGAGACATAATATATAGTACAACTAAACACTATCACGTCCTTAACTGCTGAGAAGCAAAGAGCGGAATAAGATAAAACGTGAAATAAGCATAAAAACAAAAAACAAAAAATGCACAATCAATTAATCAATGAGGCAGAAGTCGTAAAGACTTGGGCTCCTGTGATTGAAGAGGCGACTGGCATTAACGACAAGAGCAAGCTCTCTTGGATGTCTAAATACTGCCACTTCCACCAATTGAACGAGAACGTGTACAACCAAGTTCACCTTAACCCTAACATGAACCTTTATGGCATGGGTGCGGTATCTTTCCCTGGCGATCCTGGTTTGAACACTGCGTTCCCAACACAAGCAGCCGGTTCTGGTGACAAGCCTTTCAGCTTGCTTCCACTTGCTATGCAAGTTGCAGCTCAAACTGTAGGTTTAGACCTTGTACCAGTTGTTCCAATGAGCGGTCCATTAGGCGTTCTTACTTATCTTGACTTCATCTACCAAGGTGGTCGTCTTGACAGCTTAGAGACTCCTTTGATGGTTAGAATCGATGGTGGCAACACTACTTACGCTTCTGGCTATGCTGCTTCTTCTTTCGCTGGTAACACTGTTTACTACTTGAGAGATTCAGGTGGAACTACTCAGTACGCTTTGACTTTCATCGGTCTTTCTCGTATCGACGGATGGCCAATCTTCAAAGTGAACGCATGGTCTGGTGGCGCTCAGCAGCCTAACGGTACTGCAGGTGCAGTAACTCTTGCTGCAGCAGTTGACGCTGGAGACATCTACACAGCAGCTTCTGGTGGAACTAAAATTGCAGATCTTACTGCAGGTGCAGCTCTTCTTGTTAAAGCTCTTGAAGATCACATCACCGGTTTCTCTGGTAACGGTCTTGCTGGTTACGGCGGTACTGCTAACAACGTAACTTCTGATCAGCCTTACCTCAGACAAAATGGTGAGAACACTCCTGATAACATCATGGGTCTTTCTCTCTTCAACAAGTCTGTTGAGGCATTCACTTACCAAGTTGCTGCTGCAGTAACTCGTGAGCAAGTTCAAGACCTTAAGCAGTTCGGTATCGATGCAGTTGCTCAAGTAGAAGCTGTACTCGTGAACGAATTGACTCAGTCAATCAACAAGCTCATCCTTGGAAGACTCTTCCAACTTGGTGCAACCAACGCTGAAAAAGTATACGGCATCGATGGTACTAACTTGAACCTCTATGTTGCTTCTACTTCAACTTCAGCATCTCTTTCTCTCGGTAACGACTGGGAAGGAAACGCGGTAAGTATCACTACATCATCTACAGTTCCAACTTCAGGTGACAATGCTGGTACTCTTCAGAGAAGAATTCTCTCTAAGATCCTCGCATCTTCTAACCTCATCGCTATCCGTGGTCGTAGAGGAGCTGCTAACTTCGCCGTTACTAACGGTCAAGTAGCTTCTGCTCTTCAGGACATCGCAGGATTCATCACCTATCCTTTGGCTAACACTGTTAACCAAGCTGGTGGTTCTCTCTACCCTGTAGGTGCTATCGCAGGCGTAACAGTCTACGTAGATCCTAACATGAGCTGGACAGATACAAGAATCTGCGTTGGTAGAAAAGGTGACGGAAACTCTCCAGGTTTGGTATTCATGCCTTACTTAATGGCAGAAAGCGTACAAACAATCGCAGAGCTTACAATGGCTCCTAAGATTGCAGTAAAATCAAGATTCGCTCTTGTAGACGCTGGTTTCTTCCCATTCCTTTACTATTTCACAATGAGAGTAAGATTTGATAACTATCAAATCATCTAATCTCTAGTAGATAGGATTTTTAGAAAGGGACTCTTCGGAGTCCCTTTTTTTGTGAGAATATATAGAACAAGAATCTACTAAATTCAACATCATGCCAAAAGTAAAACTATTAGAACAATTCTTGCAAGAAGACTTAAATGAAGGACTCTTTGACGTAGTCACTAAGAGCAAAGCCTTTGTTAAAAATCCGATCGCAGCGACCAAAATCAGCAATAACGGTAAGAAGCTGGCCCAGGCTCAAGTTGATTCAGCATCTACTGAATTAGACTTTGAGAAGAGAAAGCTGGCATCCTCTAAAGCTGCTAAGCAGAAGATTGAAGCCCTGAAGAAGAAAGGAGACAATGACGGTGCTCAGAAAGTTAAAGATGAATTTACTGATAACAAAGACGCTCTTAAAGCTGCTCACGATCAAAAAAGTGATGCCCTTACAGACAAAGTCGGGAGCATCAAAGACCGAATAGACGATCTCGCCAAGAAGAATTCTTCTTTGCAGGACTTGGCTTCTTTAGTTAAGACTGCAGCAAGAGTGAAGAAGAATGAAGTTCTTTTCAAAGGAGCTGATGATGAAGAGAAGAAGCAATTGAAGCTACAGATGAAAGATGACATGGAGAAAATCCAAGGTCTTCAGAAGGGTTTCGGAGATTACGAAGGCGCTGATGAGCCAGAAGATAAGGGTGAAAAAACCAAAGATAAGAAGGATAGCGATGTGACAGTAGATACTGGAGACGATAAGACTTCAAGCTCGACAAGCACAACACCGCCACCACCTCCTCCGGCGGCTCCTAAGTCTGATAAGCCAACTGATAAGCCTCTTACTACATCACAAGCTCCTAAAGATGAAACCCCTGATGAAGCCGTAGCTAGAACGAGACAAGATGTTCGGGATCAGCAGAGAATCATTGCAGATCATAAAGGTAGAATAAAAGATGCTGAGGATAAAATAGCTGATCTTAAAGCCGGTAAATATGACAAAAAGAAGGTAGCAGACCCGCAAGCTGAAATAACTAAATTGCAAAATTCCATACAGGCTGAAAAGGACGCCATGACTATAGCACAATCAGAATTAGAAGATTTAGTAAAAGCTTCACAAGAAGCTGAAGCTAAAGTACCTAAGGATGAGCCTACAGCAGAACCAAAAGCAGCTGAGCCAAAAGCTGAGCCAAAAGCAGCTGAGCCAAAAGCTGAACCAAAGGCAGCTGAACCAAAAGCTGAACCAAAAGCGGAACCAAAAGCAGCTGAACCAAAAGCTGAACCAAAAGCAGCTGAGCCAAAAGCAGCTGAGCCAAAAGCGGAACCAAAAGCAGCTGAACCAAAAGCGGAAGATCCTATGGTCGCCCTTGACGCAGAAATTGAAAAGAATATAGAGGACAGAGGTAAAATAACCAGACAGATAAAGGATTTAGAAAAAGAACTTGAGTGGAAGTCTGGTGATGAAGAGAAAGCGGTGAAAGACAAAATTGAGAGTCTTAAAGCAGAACGCCAGAAGATAGATGATGAAGGAGAAAATCTTTCTAAAAGAAAGAGAGAATTAGAAGGCGACCCTTGGAAGGGAAGCGCGAAAGAATCATTCACCACTCTTAAAAGCTTCAAAGATTTTGTCAACGAAAAGAAATTCTCGTAAGAGCCCCAAGATCAGCATTAGAGACTGGGGTAAAGCTCCTAGAAAGCATGGAATCATGCTCAAATTTCTGACGGAAGATCAAAGGAGATTTCTCTTCGATAACGATCATCTTAAGTTTATTTCTCGAAAAAAGGACTCTATCTCTGCCGTGTTCTACGTCTTCTACCAAGAACAATTGCGTAAGATTGATAGAGCAGCTTTGCACAATCCTTTCGCTGGAACCTTTACCAACCGCATTCAGTTATACAAAGATGCTCAGTTAGTAGATTGGAAGTGTGCCGTTTGCGTTGATGAGATTAAATCTAGCATGACAGATTTCTCACCTGAAAACTTTCTCTGTTCTACGTGTCAAGAAGCTCATTCCGGGTCAAAGAGAATAGATTCTAGAATCAAACAGAGCTCATTAGAATTCACAGAGCACTGCAAATCTCTGTTAAAGATAGAACAGAAAGACTTCTTAAAGTTTGTGAAAGCTAATCGAAAGCAAGAGCCTCCTCGATAGAGATTTTCTGAAAAGATTCAAGCTTGCTGATTTGAGAAGCGTTATAGACTTTGACTTTTCTCTTTTCTAATGGATCTATCAGAGTATCAAAGTTAGGTACCATCAATCGAGCCATAGTATCTGTATCAGCAGTTGAAGGGTAACCTTCATGCCAGTGAGTTTCTTTTCCATTAGTCTGCATATCAAATCCTAGAAGAACAATTCTTTTTGCTCCGAGATGGTATGCTAAATTGATAGCAGCGTAACCAGAATTTCCACCGTCTCTCAATCCATAAGACATTGTTTCTAATCCAGTCTTTCCAGTGTTGAGCAGATTAATAATGTCTCCTCTCTTCGGCTGAGCTCTGCAGGTGACTTTAATTCCTTTGAAATTATCGACTTCTTTCGAGTGCCATTCGTAGAATCTCGTATCGCTCCAATAAAGAACTTGAGCAAATGGTAAATGCATGAACGCCTTGTTGACTGCGATGACGACCTTGTCTTTGAGCCTATTGAAATCAAATCCTTTCAGAGAAGTTCCACCACCTACAATATAGATAGTGTCTCCGAGAAAAATTGGATCAATGTAAGTATAGTTGTCGTATTTCCAGACATTGGCTATTCTTCTGTGCTTTTCTTCCGGCGGCGTGGTGGCTCTTATTTCTCTAGCCTCCTCGATAGCAGTGATCTTCCCTACTGCTCTATCCACCATTGATTGTCTGGATGATGAGATCTCTAAGACTCTTACCGGTCTAGGATCGTCAAACTTTTTCTTGATTTCTTGGGGCTTGACTCGGATGACGTTTGTCCTCCTCCTGATGATATATTCACCGCCACCTTCATTTCTACGTGTTGCCATATTGATATTTATCCTATGCGTAGAAGTGACTTCTAGGGGCCTCGAAATGTCTCTGAAACTAAAGATCGATTCCACATATAAAAGATAGCAACAACAAAAAACAGAAAAACGTGAAAATAGACAATGTCCTCTTTTATGAGAAGTATCGGCCAAAGAATTTGAATGAGCTCATCGTTCCGGCTAGAGTCATGGAGAAGCTCAAGAAAGGAGTTTATCAACATCTATTGCTTTACGGCAGCCCTGGTACAGGAAAGACCAGTAGTGCTAAAGTATTGGTCAAAGAGTTCGGTCTTCCTTATTGCTACATTAACGCTTCGGTTGATACCAGCGTTGATACCGTCAGAAACAAGATTACCGACTTTTGTGCAAACAGAAGCATCATGGACGAAGCCGGAAAAATGAAAGTAGTAATCCTCGATGAGATCGACGGAGTATCTGATCAGTTTTTCAAAGCTCTTAGGGCTACGATGGATCAGTTCAGCGCTAATGCTCGATTCGTAGCCACGTGTAATTACATCAACAAGATTCCAGAACCGATTCAATCTCGTTTTGAGATGATCAACTTCGACTTTTCGAAAGAAGAGGAAAATGAATTGATGAAGAGTTACATCCTGAGGATCAACCAGATCTGTAAGAACGAAGGAGTTGAGATGGACAAAATGGCTATGCTGGAACTCGTGAAACGTAAGTTTCCTGATCTTCGTAGCATTTTGACTACTATCCAAGGGTATTATTCACAAGGCATTACAAAGATCACTGTCGAGGATGTCAAGAAGTTCAACAGCATGTATAAAGATGTTTTTGAACTCGTCTTTAATTCGATTGATCCAATTAAGAATTATCAGCTCTTGGTTTCTGACTATTCCAATCGGGTGGATGATGTCCTCTCGGCATTAGGATCTGAACTCATCGATTACATTAGAACTGAACAGCCGACCTATGACAGAGCAGTACCTCAAATCATAGTCACAGTGGCTAAGTACCAATCAATGAGAACTCAAGTCATCGATCCTGTGATCACCATGCTGGCATGTGTTTATGAATTACAAAGCATCATAAAAGAGTCTTAATAGTTTCTGTTGTCGCTTATTTTAACTATAATTAAACATGGGAAAGCTTACTCTTTTAATAGATGGCAACTACTTTCTTTTTAGAAGCTTTTACGTCCTGCCAAAGACGTCCGGAAAAGCTCTAGACAGCAAGAAAGAGATGGACATATTCATGAGAAAATTGTCAATCGACTTTACTTCGGAGATGAGAAAGTTTCGTAATATAGTAGATCAGGTGGTCTTTACTATAGATTCAAAATCTTGGCGAAAAGATTTTTTTCCAGAAGCTGAGTACAAAGCCAACCGATCAGAAGACGGTGCAATCAACTGGGATAATTTTCACAAAGTAGGAGAAGAATTCAAGGCCATTCTGAAGAAGAAAGGCGTTATTCTCCACAAAGTAAACGGAGCAGAAGGCGATGATCTCGTTTTTGCTTGGTCTGTCAATTGCAATCTCAGAGGAAAATCTACTATCATTTTTTCAGGTGACAAAGATTTGATTCAGCTTGTCAATAGAAATTCTTCGACAGATGCCTTTACTCTGTGGTATGCTAA